AAACAGCCTTATGCCATTCCAGGAACTAACTTTGTGCTTTGTCATGGGGATGAAGGGGTCATATCTAAGATCGCCGGTCAGACCGCGTTGAACCTTAGTAAAAGGTGGGGGCGCTCAGTAGTGTCGGGGCATACTCATAGATTGGGCTACACATGCCACTCAGAAGCCTTTAATGGCCGATTAGAGCGTGTTTTAGTGGGTATTGAATGTGGTCATACATGCGACCTGAAAAAGATGTCTTATACCAAAGGCTACGCCCAATGGCAGGCTGGCGCAGTGATCATACATATTAAGCGTGGCAATGTAAGCGCGGAGATGATTCCATTTAACGCTGATGGATCATTTACGGCTATGGGTAAGGCCTTTGGGTGAGGTAGATCACACGACACACCAACCTGGCCTATTGCATTTGTCAGTGGGCTAGTGTTTAATTGCATTTACAAACGCAATTGACCAGGAAGGGTTAATTATGAGAACGCTACAAATAGTAAATAGCAAGACATATTGGGAACATGCAAAATGTTATGAATTACATACCTATTCTGATGGTACTTATTCATACAATAAATACCCACAAAGATTTTTTGGTACATTGGTATGTATCACTTGGGGTAAAGCAATGGATAAAGCAATTGCAGATAGAGCAGATGCTTTAGAAAGAATTAAGCAATTAGAAATTCATTCACAGATTGTTTCCGAATAATGCTCACAACAATTGAGAGCGTATTGCAAACTAAGATTGATTTTCATTACGCAAAAGATCAAGATAATTATGTTGCATCAACATCAAATGTGTTAGGTGAATTTTCATCTTATGGTAAAACACCTGATGATGCAGTGCGTAGATTAAAATCTAAACTATTTGGTTTATTGGCTGAGTATGTACACAACCAAAAGGTGAACCACTAATGAAAATTACAAAGAATCAATTTGAAGCCTTAACTGATGCACAAATGGAATGGGCAACTGAATCAGATTGGCTAAAACAAAAGGATCGTTTTGAAGATTCAATTTGTTGGTCACATCTATTTATTTACTGGGTAGAAAATTATGCTTCGGTAATATTGGCTACTGAGTTTTTAAAGCAAAATAAATATGACTTTAGCATCTCATTTGATAATGCTGTTGGTCAATATTGCTTTACAACTAACTATCGCGGATCATGGGTTTACGCATGAACGCCTTAGCCTATATTGAAAAGGGTTGGTTTGTAATGCCATTGAAGCCACAATCTAAAGAGCCATGTAAGTTCTTGCGACATGGTTATCTTGATGCCAGTAACAAAAAATCATTGGTTAAAAAGTGGTTTAAAGATGACCCGGATTTAAATATTGGCCTAGCCATTGTGCAATCAAATCTAGTTGTGTTGGACTTTGATATACGCAACATTTCATCAAGAACTTTATGGGAACAGTATCGCCGGATGTGCGTTACATCTAATACCCATACAGTTAAAACAGATAATGGCTTTCATTTCTATTATCGGGCAGATAAGAGCAAGCAATTTAAAGGCAAGTTAATACCTGGTATAGATATTAAACATAAAGGTTATGTGGTGCTACCACCATCTATACACCCAAATGGTTCTATCTATCAGGTAATCAATGATGTTGATCCGGTGGAATTGCCGGCTGAATTGGAAATGGTGATGTGTTGGAATTAGTTAAATACGATAAACAATCCGGTGCTTATGTTGATGAGAAGCGTAAGCATTTTGTAAAGGCTTCCCTGATCCGCCAACACGCCAAAAAGGCTATTGGTGCTAGGCAGATCAGAGGAAGGCTATCAGCCAAAATGGTTGAAGCCTATTGGTTAGACAAGTTCAAGGAAGCGGTGAAATATGAACTATGAAGTGTTGGGATGGTTAATTACCATTACATTGTTTGCATTGGTTGGGTTGATTCTTATGGCAACCTGGATTATTGCAGTAGAAAATGGCTACGACAAAGGGTTTAAGAGTGGCTATAAACGCGGCAGTGCCGATACAAGACAATCAAGTGTTAAGGTACAAAAATTTACATTAAGCAATTTTCCAACAACTAATCATCCAGCATTGCGTACCAAGCAATTGCAAGAAGATAATGATTACTTAATGGAAAAGGTTGTCAGCCTTTGGGATAGGGAAAACAAATAATGAACATGAATGATTATGTTGATGTGGCTGAACGCATTGCACAATTAAAAGAGTTATATCCCGAAGCATCATTGCAACCATATAACCCAAATAAACCTTATGAGATTGTACAGGTGGCAGATAAAACTTATATTGTTTATACAGCCGCCTGTTATCGTGATCCACATGATGTAAGGCCTGGCGTTGCATGTGCCTGGGAACAAATTCCAGGTAAAGGCATGACCGCCGGATCCGAACTTATGATTTGTGAAACAAGCGCATGGGGTAGAGCCATAGTTGCGGCCATGAAAACTGCAACTAAAAGGGTTGCATCTAAGCAAGAGGTTATAGCGGCTAAAAACAGGCAGACCTGGGCAGTTACGCCAACAGAATCTTTAGATTCAGAGTTATTGTCTAGGACACCTGAGCCAACGCCTGCAACAAAGGCAATCTATGGCCAACCTGGCAGTAAGTCGGCATTGATGGAAAGAATTATGCGCCATCAATTTGTAGAGGAATCAAAGCCTGATGCTGATCCAATACCCATGAGTTTAGAGCAAGTAGTTGATGCAGTTGCATCAGATGTACCTGCTATTCAATATTGCGAACATGGTCAAATGATTCTTAAACAGGGAATTGCAAAGGGTCGTGGCACGCCGTACTACGGATATACATGTCCTAAAGGTTGCCCGGCTAAGTGGGCAACTATGAGCAAAGACGGCAAGTGGTTTTACCCTGGGGCAAGCAATGGGTGAATTACAGATCATTAGACCTGATGGCCTTAGATCAACATTTACTGATGATGGTGTTGTAAATGACTTTGTACCAAATAACTTGCGTTGCGTTTGGTGTGATGATCCTAGAGTTTTATTAGATGGTACTTGTACTCAATGTATGCAGGTAGCAAGTGAGTAAATTTAACTATCACAAAGCAATGTTAGAAGGTCATGGCTACAACCTTTATGTAGCCGATCTTTTATCAAGTTATGGAATACCAAAGGTAGAAGTACCTGAATTTTCAATGGCTAGTAATGCTACTGAAATCAAAGATAAAACCATGAATGAGAAGGATGTAATAATTGATGGTTTAGTATTAGAGATTAAGAGCAGTAGCAGAACCTTTAGGGATGTTGATGACTTTCCACATAACCCACTAATGGTAGATACTGTTAATGGATTTGATAGCAAGGTAGTCAAACCTTTTGCTTATGTAATCATTAGTCAGATTACTCATCACTTGTTTGCTATACCAGTGGCTACAAAGCCTAACTGGACAATAAGAACTTATTATGATGCCGATAGGGATCACGAGGATAGGTTCTATATGGTACAAAAGCGACATTGCAGACCATTTGTTGAGATGGTAGATGTATTATTGGAAAGAGCGCATGAGCGAACCAATCAGATGCAATAAGTGTGGGACATGGATCATGCAAGGTGATCCGTGCCTTACCTGCCAAATGTTAGACAAAGCCAAACACGCCGGATATTAGTAATTAACAAAGGTTGGAGATTTATGTTATCTTTACACCGCTTTGTGGGGGCTTACACTGAGAACCGGTTATACCAGGTGTCAGACTTCCTTACCTACTCAAATTTAATTTGGGGGGGTAGGGGGGGCTTTCCTAAAAATCCAGTTACCCAGGTATCTAATAAAAAACTAATAACAGCTTTATTGGTTTTAATAATATTATTGATAAATACACAACACGCTTTTGGGTTACCCCACTATAAACCTAAACACTATAAGCAATACATAGTTACCGAAATCAACAACATAGATCAAGCTTATTGTTTAATAGATTTATACCACCATGAAAGCCGGTTTGACCCAAAGGCCAAGAATGGTAGCCATTATGGGATTCCACAGGGTAGATCAGAATATTTAAA